CGTTCATCCGAGACAGCATCTGGCCGGCAACCTTGCCGACCGAGGCGAAGTCCTACGTTGCGCCCACACCGGGAACGGCGGCCTATTCTGATTTCGTGCAGGGCATCAATGGCCTTGTCTCCAAGTCGGGCGAGGCCGTTACACTGCGGCAGGCGCTTGGCGTTTCGACGGTGTACGCCTGCGTGCGGGTGGTGGCTGAAGGCATGGCACAAGTGCCGTGCAAGCTCTACCGCCGCACCGCTGACGGTGGGCGCATTGAAGCGCGCGATCATCCGTTGTGGTCGCTGCTGTATCGCAAGCCGAACCTGTCGCAGACCAGCTTTGAGTTCCGCGAACAGATCGCCATGCACCTGTGCCTGGCTGGCAATGCGTTTGTGGTGGTGACGCGGGACAGCGAAGGCCGGGTGCTGGAACTGCTGCCGTTTGAGCCGGGTTATGTGCGCCTGGAACGCCAGCGCGATATGTCTGTGCGCTATTGGGTGCGCGGGCCTGAGACACGCGAAGTCGAGGTTCCTGCGTCTGCAATGTGGCACATTCGCGGATCGTCGTGGACGGGCTGGCGCGGCGAGGATGTGCTGGCTCTGGCGCGCGATAGCGTTGGGCTGGCGCTGGCAACAGAGAGCTTCGGCAGCGAAATGTTTGCCAACGGGGTGCGCCTTTCTGGCCACCTTGAAGTTGAAGGTACGCCTAGCCCTGAAACGCTGGCGGCGATCCGTTCGACCTGGAACGCTGTGCATCAAGGCAGCGGCAATCGCCTGCAAACGGCGCTGCTGGCTGGCGGCATTAAGTTCAGCCCGCACGAAGTCAAAGCCGATGAGGCGCAGTATATCGAAACCCGCAAGTTTCTGGTGCCGGAAATCTGCCGTTTCTTCCGCGTCATGCCGGTCATGGTGGGGCATCAGGACGGCACGGCCAGCTATGCCAGCGTCGAACAGATGTTTCTTGCCCACCGCACCCACACGCTTGGGCCGTGGTTTGAACGCTTTGAACAATCGGCTGAGTGCCATCTGCTAAACGAACGCGAACGCAACGAATACGAAATTGAACTGGTCGAGCATGTGCTGACGCGCGGCACGTCCAAAGAGCGCGCCGAAACGCTGGCGATCATGCGCCAGAACGGCGCGCTGACCGGAAACCAGTTCCGCGAACAGATGGATATGTCGCGGGAAAACGAAGCCATTCTCAATGAATACACGCCGGCTGCCAACCTCTTTGGGCCGCGCGACCCTGGCGGGAGTGCTGCCGAATGACGATCTATCTTGTGGACGGCAATGCCGATCTTGACCGCGTGGAAGCTGACACCTGGGCTGATGCCGAGGCGCAGCTTGCTGGCAAGGGCGAGATCATTGGCGAACTGGTGGATATTGCCTGCAAAACCGCGTGCGAACTGACCGAAATCAAGTTTGCTGATGGCGGCGATGCGATGGCCTTTGATGGCTACGGCGCTATCTTCAACAATGTTGATCGTGGCGGCGACAAGATTTTGCCGGGCGCGTTCACCGAAACCCTGGCCGAGTGGAAGGCGGGCGGTCGCCTGCCGACGATGCTTTACCAGCACGGCCAGATGGGCGGCGGGCCGGTAATGCCGGTGGGCGTTTACACCGCGATGGAAGAGGACAGCCAAGGGCTGCGCGTGTCGGGCAAGCTGTTCGATCACAGCGTTGGCCGCGACCTTTACGTGGCGCTCAAGGGTGGCGCGATTGGTGGCCTGTCGATTGGCTACCGCGCCAAGGAACTAGGCCGCCCACCGATGGGTGCTGCCGAACGCCGCCAGATCAAGGCCGCCTCGCTGGTCGAGGTGTCGCTGGTCAACGATCCGATGAATCAAGCCGCGCGCTTCACCGCTGTGAAGTCGGCTGACGATCTCAAGCAAGAGATCAAAACCCTATCTGAACTGGGCAAGCTGGTGCGTGAGGCAACGGGCTGGAGCCGGTCACAGGTGGAAGCTGTGATGAGCAACTTCCAAGCCAAATCCGATCAGGGAGAGCCTGAACAGGAAGCGGCGGACGTGGTGGCGCTGTTGCGCCGCAATCTGTCAATTCTCTCCCGATAAGGAACAAACACATGAGCATCGAAATTAAGTCCCTGCTTGAAGAGCAGGGCAAGGTCTTTGACGTGTTCAAGGCCAAGGTTGACGCTGAACTGGCCGGCAAGGCCGACGCGGTTGTGACCGACGAAATCAAGAAGCTGAATGACGCGCTGGACACCATCGGTGCCAAGATGCGCGAAGTCGAAGCCAAGGCTGCCCGCCCGGTCGGCGATGATGCCGAACGTGCTGCCACGCTGGAAGCCAAGAGCGCCTTTGCGGACTATGCCCGCAGCGGTCGCATTGCTGACGGCTATGATGCCAAGTCGGTTTCGACGGCGGTGAACGCGGACGGCGGCTTTGCGCTGCCCAAGATCATCGACCCGACCATGATCAACCGCTTGGTTGACATCAGCCCGGTGCGCTCTGTCGCCCGCGTTGTGCGGGCTGGTGGCCGCGATTTCCGCATTTTGGTCAACCGTCGCGGTGCCGCTTCTGGCTGGGTGGGCGAAACCGCCGCACGCCCCGAAACCAACACGCCTGCCATTCAGGAAATCACCCCGCCGTCTGGCGACCTGTATGCCAACGCTGGTGTGACTTCCTTTGCGCTGAACGATCTCAATTTTGACGTGGCGGATTGGATCGCCAGGGAAGTCGAAACTGAGTTTGCCCGCGCTGAAGCGGCTTCGTTCATCACTGGCGATGGCAGCAACAAGCCGCAGGGCTTCATCAAAGGCACCCCGGTCACGACCGTGGACGCCTCGCGTGCTGCTGGCGTGCTGCAATACGTTGCTGGCGGTCAGGCTGCCGCGCTTCCCACTACGCTTGACCCGTACATTGACTTGGTTGGCTCCCTCAAGGCTGGCCACCGTGCCGGCGCTGTGTGGATGATGTCCAAGTCGGTGGTTCACTCGATCCGCAAGATCAAGGCAACCGATGGGCAGACGCTTTGGCAGCCTTCGCAGCAAGCCGGTATGCCGGCCACGTTCCTGGGCTATGCTGTGGCAGAAGCCGAGGACATGCCGGCTGTGGCCGCTAACGCCTTCCCGGTGGCTTTCGGCAACTTCTTTGCCGGCTACACCATCGTGGACATGGGGCCGTCTGTGGTCATCCGCGACCCGTACACCAACAAGCCTTACACGATGTTCTATTCGACCAAGCGTGTGGGCGGCGATCTGGTGGACAGCGAAGCTATCAAGCTCCTGAAGGTCGCCACCGCCTAAGCGGAAAGAACTGGGGCCGGCGTTGGAAGTGCGCCGGCCCCAACTTCCTAAAATACGAAAGGCGCGAACATGGCCAAATTTGCAGCCCTGGCAGTGCAAGATGCGCCGCTGGACGTGATCGCTACGGCGACTGAACTCTACATCTGCAACGGTCAGCCGACTGACCGTGCCGACGCAATCAGCAAGGCGCGTCACGCTGCGGCTATCACGATGGCTGGCGGGGACTATGCCAAGACAACCAGCACCGGCAACCGCGTGCTGACTGTTGCCGCCAAGAGCGCCACCGCCAACAGCAGCGGCAACATCGACCACGTTGCGCTCTGCACGGCGTCATCGCTGCTGTACGTGACGACCGGCACCGCGCAGACGGCTAACAGCGGATCGGCCATCAACGTGGCCGCCTTTACGGTCACCGCAACGGCGCTGGTGTAAGCCAGGCCGCTGCGATGCCCACCTATTACATCGACAACGATGGCGGCAACGATGCCAACACCGGCCTGTCATTCGCCCAGCGGTGGAAGACGATCACGCTGGGCGCTACGGCTGGACGCCTTGCGGTGGGTGATACCGTCAGGATTATGGCCTCGCCTGATCCAACCAGCATTGGCAATGCGACATGGACGGGTGGCGGGCGTCCTGCTAGCCCCGCAGGGTCTCCGTCGTCTACAAATACCACACCCATCGTCGTTACGTTCGCCGCGCACGGATTGGTGACAGGCGACTATGTGTCGTTGACGGGTCAAGCTGGCAACACCAACGCCATCGGCGTCTGGATGGTCGGCACCACGACAGCTAACACATTTCAAATTCTTAACATGGACGGCAGTAACACCACGGGTAACGCCGTTGGCCCCGCAAGTGGCGGTATTACCAAAGTCAACAACTGCATGGTCAAGACGGCCTCACCGCTAGTGAAGAACATCGCTCTGTGCGGCGGGCGTGGCGAAAAACCTGCGTGGACGGCGAGTGCAAACGTCACGGCATCACAGAATACAGGAGGCTGGAAAGAGGGCAATTCCTGCGCCAACATCAATATAGCTACCGCGTTCACCACAGG